TGTATCACATGCTCTACGTTTCGGAGCAGGTTGCGCGGTCCACCTGTCGAAACTGCGACCCAAAGGAACAGAAAATGGAAAGGGACTTACTGCATCTGGCCCAGTATCTTTCGCAAAAATCTATTCAACTCTGAATGAGATTATTAGGAGGGGCGGGCATTATAAGAACGGTGCTTGTGTGTTACATTATGACCTTAATTGTCCCGATGCATTAGAATTTATCCAAACACCACGTAGTGAATTACCGTGGGTAAAACGCTGCATCAACATCACAGATGAGTGGTGGAGAGATTGCAAGTTCAAACCAGACTTGCTACACGGAATTAAATCAGGGGACATCTGGCTAAACAAAGTTAAGTATGACAATGAAGGAAAACGAATCCGAGGGAATGTATGCCTTGAAGTATATCTGCCCTCACGCGGAACATGCTTGTTGCAACATATCAACCTGGGTGCCTGTGTGTACGGGGACATCCCAAAAGCTTTCATTCAAGGTATGCAGGAGCTGTGTGAACTCCACGGTAAAACTGGTGTTGGCGATTCAGGAGAGTATCTCCCCTCAGACGTTGACAGACAAGTTGGACTTGGAATGCTCGGACTCGCCAATCTCCTACGGAGGTACGGGGTAACCTACGAGCAGTTCGGCACAGCCTTGGAGCAGTACATCGAAGGCAAGACTGTCAAGAGTCCTGCTTACAAGCTCGTCTATGCAATTGATGAAGGCATCAACAAAGCCGCCTACGTTGCACGACAGAACAACATGGTGCGTGCATTTGCTATTGCTCCCACTGCTAGCTGCAGTTACAGGAGTAAAGATCTTGATGGGTACACCTGTACACCAGAGATCGCACCACCAATTAACCGGACAGTTGACCGTGACAGCGGTACGTTCGGTGTACAAACATATGAATATGGCGATGTAGAAATCGCTAGTGAAGTCGGTTGGGACAGTTACAAGCGTGTTGCAGATGGCATCATGACTTTGCTCAACCGCACAGGACTTCTTCACGGGTATAGCTTCAACAGTTGGAGTGATGTTGTCACCTATGACAACGCCTTTATCGAAGAGTGGCTTAGGTCTCCTCAAACATCTCTCTACTACAGCCTTCAGGTTATGGGAGACACACAAGATAAGTCGGATGCTTATGCTGCGTTAGATACAGAAGAAGTTGAGGATTATCTTGCGTCACTTTTAAATGAACCCGCATGTGATTGCCAAGAATGAACCCTTATGAAAAATTACTAGCGCGTAAGCGCAAATGGACACCAGTCCAAACAGAAGCTGGCCCAGTGTACGAAGGTGCTGAAGAAACAATTTTCAGAGCCTTGGCACTGCGCCACATGGAACTACCCGTTGGAGACTTTATTACTGATGCTTTGGCCACTGATGTACCGCCGCTCGCCAGAGAGCTACTCATCTCAAATGTACGGGATGAAGAGAACCACGACGTGGCACTCGGTTACATCGCCAATGCTTATGGCGTTGACGTACAAGCTGAAAAAGAAGCCTTGGCGTTACAACAGGCTTGGATTTCGCATCCTGATCACACGATCACCAAAGCAATGGTTGCCGAACGTGCGATTTTCTTTGTATTACTCCCGTTCTTTAGAGCTGTTGGTGACAGTGGTATGCGAACAGTCTCTGCGGATATATCAAGAGACGAACAAATTCACGTCGCCTGCAATTCATTAGTGTGCAAAGAAATGGGCTTAGATATATCTCCCAGCCTAGATAAGCTACGCAAAGCTACTATCAATTGGGTCATGCAACCCCTTGCATACAACAATCCCGATAGAAAATTGTCAAAAAAATTTTGGCTGAATCAAAGCGACAACCTTATGTATCAGGGTAAAGCCCCTGAACTTTCGTTTACCAAGGCAGCACGTATGCCTGCATTCTTTGAGCACAGTAATGTCAACCTACCTCAGTACGCTTGAAACAGTGGGCATGCAAGCCCGTGGTTTAGCAGCACAGTTAGAAGAAAACTTTCCACCAAGAAATCCCAGTCCTACTGACCCATACGAATACATCATGTATCGTGCTGGACAACGCAGTGTTGTGGAGTGGGTTCAACAATACATAGAAGAGAACAATGTCTAATTTTATCAATATGTATGGTGGTAACAAAGACACCATGCGTCATTCTGGCAAGAAGGCGATTGAAAATGCACTGGCAGCTGGACTAACGATCAATCAAATTAGAGATCAGGCAGCAAGAGAAGGTGTCAGCTTCGGTCACCTAGGTCAAGATCTGCTAAATAAAAACCCATCCAATTCATTCATCGCACAGTTTGGTGGGAATGCATCGACAGCAGCACACTCAGGTATGTCAGCTGTAACTAAAGCTATGGCAGCTGGTTATTCACCAGCACAGATTGATCAAAGAGCAACAGTTGAAGGTGTGTCTTTTGGATCAGGTGCTAGAAACTTTCTAAATACACAGGCACAGCAGGTGCAAGAAAGCAAGTTGATGCAGGATAGGTTTACTGCTGAGATGACAAAAATGCAGAAGATGATGCAGACTCAGCAGACTCAATACCAGGACAACTTGGCAAGAATTACAAACACTATGCAGACTGCAGCTAACCCTAACAACAGGGAAAGTGTATTGGGTATTAAGGGAGCATCAGGATCTGAAGACCTTGGACGTAGAGGAATGAAGGGAACATTTGCAAGATCAGGACTACGTATCAAAAACATTAACGTATAAAAATGTCAGCAAGAACAAGGTATGACTATTTAGCAAGCGATCGTTCCCAGTTCCTAGAAGAAGCACGGCAAGCATCAGAGCTTACCCTTCCATACTTAATCCGTGGACATGAAGAACACATGTCAGGTATGAAACAACTCAAGACACCTTACCAATCAGTGGGTGCAAAAGGTTGTGTTACTTTAGCAAGTAAATTAATGCTTGCATTGCTACCTGTACAGACAAGTTTCTTCAAGCTACAACTAGACGAGAGTCAACTTGGTGAGGAGTTTCCTCCAGAGATGAAGTCTGAACTTGATCTATCTTTCGCAAAGGTAGAGCGAATCATTCTTGAATCTATCTCTGCATCTGATGACCGAGTGGCAGTACACCAAGCACTTCTACATCTTGTAGTAGCTGGTAATGCACTTGTCTATATGAGTAAGCATGGGCTGAAGGTATATCCTCTGAACCGCTACGTGGTCGAAAGGGATGGCAACGGTCAAGTGATTGAAATAGTCACAAAGGAACGTATTGCAAAACAACTCATCGAAAATCAATTGCCAAAGGAGGTTTTAGATAACGCTCCAACAGGTGATGAGAATTCATATGATGATGATGTTGAAGTTTATACGCACATCAAACGTGACAACAACAGATTTGTCTGGCACCAGGAGGTGCATGACACAGTACTGAAAGATTCAAAAGGTAAAGCACCGTTAGATATTAATCCTTGGATTCCACTGAGGTTTAATACTGTCGATGGTGAAGGCTACGGTAGAGGCAGAGTAGGTCAATTCATTGGAGATCTGAAGTCATTAGAAGGACTCTCTCAGGCACTGGTAGAAGGCTCTGCAGCAGCAGCTAAAGTTGTGTTTACTGTATCCCCTTCAAGTACAACTAAACCATCCACACTGGCGCAAGCAGGTAACGGAGCGATCATTCAGGGACGACCTGATGACATCGGTGTTATCCAAGTTGGCAAGACAGCTGACTTCAGAACTGCATATGAAATGGCAGGCACACTTGAGCGTCGGCTGAGCGAAGCGTTCCTTGTCTTGAACATTAGACAGTCGGAACGTACTACAGCTGAAGAAGTACGGATGACTCAGTTTGAGTTGGAAAGCCAGCTCGGTGGACTGTTCTCACTACTTACTGTGGACTTCTTGGTTCCCTATCTCAATAGGAAACTGGCTGATGCACAGAAGAAAGGAGAGATCCCCAAGATCCCTAGGAACATTGTCAAACCAACAATCGTTGCTGGTATCAATGCATTGGGACGTGGACAGGATAGGGAAAGCCTCGGGCAGTTCCTACAAATCC